ACACCATACTTGACTGCTAGTTCTAACAATCCATAGTATCTATCTAAACCTGTTTCGTATGATAACATCACATCAACCATTTTGTTCTCAATAGTAAGTCTTGATTTCTCATTCTTACAATGAACAATATTTCCAATAACATCTTTTCCATCTTTCTCTTTTTTCTTAGACAAGAATATAATTGATGAAGCGGCGTACTTAAGACCCGAACCTCCACCCATTACTTTCTTCGCGAACAAACCCATTTCATCATAAGTATGATTAGTTACGATGAGTGGAACACCAGCTCTTCCTAGTTTGAGAGTTAATACTCTGAATGTACCTTTGACTAACTGTGCTCTAGTCATGTCTTTAGTCTCTGCTCCAGAAGCTGTATCATCAATCTCTTTAGTTGTTGATAACATACCTAGTGAATCAAGTACAAAACACATTTTCATGTCTGACTTATCCTTAGTGTATTGATCAAGAATCTTAATCGATTGAGTTCTAAACTCCTGTACTGTCGTTACAGGTACAATGACGATTCTTGAAGAATCAATTCCTCTTTCCTCGATCATGTCTTTTGTGATTGCACTTTCAGATTCGAAATAGATAACCGCGGAATCGGGATTATCGTTTAAGAATTGTTTACACATTCCTAGTGCGAAGAATGTTTTACCTGTCGCGGATTCACCTGCTAATGCTGTGATCTTGTTGTTGGGTAATCCATCGTATATTGAACCAGACAAGAGTGCGTTAAAAATATAAGAACCTGTATCAATGTATCCACTGACATCGGCCGCTTGTACTCCGTCTTCTACAATAGAAGCGAACTCATTACCTGTTGTTTTTATTAAGCTTTTCAAATAACTCATTATATATTATCTCCATAATTTATTTATTTATTTCTACGATCTTTCCTCATAGCTCTTAGACTACTATCGTAATCAATATGTTGTCTTATCTCTTTCTTCCATCCTTGAATCTGAGACGCGAGTATAGCGATTCCAATCCAAGTTAATACATGAAAAGATAAAAAAATGTATTCAACTTCAGTCATATATCTATTATACTACTGTTTCTGTATCTGTCAAGTTTTTCATATCTCTACCCGAAAAATGATTCGAGGGTACTTACTGGTTCAGTAGTCCACCCAATCTTATCTAAAATTACACCCAAAGGTTCTATGAACGACTTTTGGAACTGTAAATCATAATCGATATAAGGTTCTAGTTCAAACTCTTTAGGTAATGCTGAGACAAAAGATATGACATTCTCATTCATAATATTGGGTAACTTCATATAACAAAACTTCACTTTCTCACCATTCTGTATAATGGGATATTTCTTGTCTATATTGTATTTATGTAAATAAGTATTGTAAAGTAGTGATCCTCGTACATGAATTGGTGTTCCTTTGTTATAAATGGAAGCTGGGTTGTGATATTTTTTGATATCACTTATACCTCGAGGAAATGATATCTCTTCTATTGGAAGACTGTTGAATTCAACTCTTGAATTATTAATGAACTCCCATACATCATTCTCTGAACCAGTCATTAATGTACGAATACCCTCGGTTAGTTTCTTTCTACACCACATTGGTGTTGAAGACTTAGCGGTCTCGATACCCATAATCTTTAACTGTGGAGTATTGTATCTAACTCCTTCCGAATCATGTACATTAAGAATATATCTTTTCTTCGCTGTCCAAATACCTTTGTCAGCGATAACCTCTCGACCCATTTCCATTTTGTTTTGGTACGCGTTCATGTAAGAAGATAGTTGTTCATACGATTCATTAATCATAGGTTCTAGTTTCTCTTTCGCGATAGTGTCTAGGAAGTCTACTGGATTCTTTGGATTAACTTTATCAATCAAAGCTCCGAATGTTACATAGATTGAATCAGTATCAATCGCGATAACATAGTCATTCTCTGTTTCTAGTAACTTGTTTAAGTATTCATTAACAGCTCTCTCAACCCATTTGATACTCAACTGACCAGCGGTAGTAATACCTTCCGCGATCTCCCTGTTAAAGTATCTGAAATACTGGTTACCTAAAGCCCCGTAACAACTGTTAAGGGAAATCTTTCTGACCATCTGATTGTTATTATATTTGACGATCTCATACTCACACTTCTGTCTTTTAACCGTATCATTTTTATCAATGAGTTCAAGTTCTTGTTGTTTCTGAATCATCTTGTTTTTAAAGACAACTCTTTGATCATACATTTCTTCAAGGAGTTCTGGAAGAAACCCCTGTTTGTCTGTTCTAAACAGAGCTCCGTTCGGTGTCACCGTTGTGTTGGTCAACATACTAGTATCAACTTCACCTTCTAATAATTTGGTTACATTGATCTCTTGATTAAATATTTTCTTCTGATATGTATCTGGACTCATGTTGTACTGCATGATTAAATGAGGATACAAACTATTCAAATCGAATGACATCACCCATGGATGTTGACCGACATGAGGTTCCTTCACATACGCTCCAACGATTCTCGAATCTTGTGACATCTTCTTGGGTGGTGGAACCATCCCTCTCTTCCTCAAGAAGTTAAATATGATCAAATCCCAATATCGTACAGCTCCAAATACATCTTCGTAATTACACTTCGCTTGATAAGCCATGGTAATAACTAATTCCATAAGTTGTAGTTTATCATCCAACTGTTCTACCAATTCAGTATCCCGAATATTATATTCTAAGAACTTTTGGTAATCGTGTTTGTAGAATAGATGCATCGCCCCGAACTCTGAGTAGTCAAGTTTTCTTTTTCCCAACTCAACTTCCGCGATATGATCTAGTCGATAGGTTTCCCTAGTCTTATAGGTAAACTTCTTATACATTTCCAAGTAATCCAAGATGGATATACCCGCGATATTGTAAGAAATCATTTTCTTCTGACCCATGTATAACCATTCTCTCGATGTAATTAAACCGTGAGGTGATAGTTTGGTGACTGTATCCCAGTCAAATAGTTTCCATATCCTGTTAACAAGATAAGCTATATCGAATGTTTCTACATTCCATCCCGTAATAATATCAGGTTCAAGATCATCCCAGACCTTCATGAATGTTTTAAGAAGTTCTCTCTCATTCTTACATTTATGGTAGACTACATTTTCATCATCCGTCTTGAAATCAAAATCGTGTGATCCGATAACATGGACTTCTTTGTGTCCAAATAGTTTCATCGTGATCGCGTTGACTTGTTCTTCCGCTTCAGTAGGTTCTGGAAATCCATTTTCACATTCACACTCGATATCAATATTGAGTATGTTAATGTTCTTGATATCATAATCTATCTCGGATGGGAAGGTCTCAGCGATGTAAGTGTATTCCCATTGTTCCAGACCATGGATATCAATCCCTGTATTGTCGTATTGTTTTTTCCAGTGTCTCGCTTGACTAGGTGAAGCGAACTTCTTAGATTGAAGGTACTCACCACTAATTGATTTGTGTGGAGTTTCTTTGTTAGTAGGGATATAAAGTGTTGGTTCGTATTTCAATCTCTTGATATACTTCTGACTATTCTTCACACCTCTCGCGAGGATGAAATCTTTGTATCTTTTTATGTTTGTGTAATAATGCATGATGTAGTTTTTGTGTATAATATATTATAACAGAGGTTTCCCATTGTGTCTATACCAATGTGGTTTCTGTTTTATTCTTTCTTCAATTCGTTCTCTTATGACAGCTCTATCTCTATCAGTAGGTATCCAATCATTATAATAATCTGTTGGAAATTGTATTACTTTAAATAAGCGTGTCTTATCTAAGTTATAGTTTCTTTTGTTTAATTCTGTTTGTATTTGTTGGTATCTTTTGTACAGATACAGTCCTTTGTCATAGAAAAACTTAACATGACCTGTACCCAAAGTTAATTGTTTTGGTATACGGTTCTTGTCCCATGATTTGGAGTTTAGTGATATCTGTAGAGCAGAACCGATCATGAATATCTCACGATACTCAGCCATTAAATGTTGATCGGTTAAATCTTCTACTGGTAGTATATTGATTCTTGTCAAACTACTCTATCGGGTACAAAATGATTTTCTACCGCGTTAAGTTTTTCTTCCGCGTTGGTAAGAATTTCAAGTTGTGAATCAATAGCCCCGATGATATCGGGATGTTCCCCAATACCAACTGAGTTGTTCATATATATTGTGATGTTAGCCTTAGCTGACGCCACTTCACCTTGATACTTTAATTTAAGAGCATCTCTTATTTGTTTATCTATTTTCATAATGTATATCTCAATTTAGATTGACCTTAATCTGTCCATCAGTCTATGAGCTCTATTGTAGACTTGTTTCGCCCACCTAGAATCCAATCCTTCGATAGAAGCTTGTTTATAATCACCGTCATTCAACGCTGAAAAGAAGTTCTTGAACTTCCTAAGTCTAGTAATACCTAGATTAAAAGCCATGTTCGCGACGATAAGTTTAACTTCTGACGGATACTCTACCCATTCATTAAGTCCTCGTTCACATTCACCTAAACATATATTAATGTCTTGGTAAAATAGTTCGTCACATCTTGTTTGGGTAATTTT